AAGGGGGAGAGATTTGGCAACATACCAGGGTGATCGCCCCATGTTCTAATACCAAATAAGTTATTACCCTCTATTGCAAATCTACTTGTACCCCAAGCAGACTCTAATGCTGCCTGACCCATAATCATTTCATAAGGCACTCTCTCCATTCTAGGTGTTGTAAAGTTTATATAATCAATACACTTACTTAATGCCTTGACAAACTGCACATCATTTTCATATTCCATACTAGGTTCTTGTAGACCTAATTTATTTGCCCATTCTGTGTAATATGCCTCTACTGATTTTTTCGTTTTATGTAATGTGTAAGGATTAGGATAAAACGAACCACTTATAAAAACTAATACTAATACTAGTATTGAATATACTATTTTCTTCCACATTGGTATAAGTTTCTTAGGTTTATCTTCTTTGATTTTTTTAATCATTCACTTCTCCATGTTTTAGCATTTTTCGTAGATTCTTTGTATCTCTTTGTGTAGTGATCACATAATGTTTATGAGTCACCTTATGTTCATTTGCTGGACCTATAAAAGGCACATTGTATTCTCTTTGAAATATTAATACACCTTTCATGTACAAAGGTAATAAAACATCAAGCATTTTATCGTTTACGTCTTTACGTACTCTAGGTGTTTTAAAATAACCTTTGCCTTTGATTAAACCTTTAATTAGTTCTTTGTGTTTTTTATTTAACTTCATGCACCCTCCTCACCATATATTCATAACCATGTTCGCTAAATCTCTTTTGTGTAAATGCAAGAGTCTTGTTATCTAAAAGCACTCTATAACTTTTAAATATTTTCTTACTAGTCTTGCCTGGAAAATTGTCTAGGATATCTTTGTGTAAATGACCTGTGTAATAAACAACTTTATCTTTTTTGCCTTCTAACACATCATTGATTATAGAAACACCATTTTTAATTTGCTTCTTTAACCACTCATCTATATAATTCTTCTCACTATTAAACATAATATAATAAAGTTTTATAATCTTAAACCAATCTTTTGTACTTTAGGTTCAAACGACCAGAATAGGTCATTGTGGGTACCACTATCTCCTAAGTTTTGCATTTGATATAAATGTACCATTTCATGGATCAACGTATCTAAAAAATCTCTTTTACTTTTATATGATGGTTCCATTTCTAATTTATAGAACCTTGTACCTTTTCTTTTCCACTCCATAGTAACCACTTGACCCATACACTTCTCTCTAGTTAGGTCTTTGATTAATACATCGCCAAAGGCAGATAGTTTATTTTTAAATACGACTCTGTTAAACTCTTTGAAATATTTTTTAATGTCTTTGTAAGTAGTACTATATTTCCTTTTTACTGAGCATTGTCTTGTTATAGTTCTTTTAAGTTTAGCAGCACTTGACATTGTTTTACTTTTTTTCTTCATCCCTCTTTTTATTCCTTTTATCATTAATAGTTTGTATTAATAACATAGTCAAACCAGCCAAAATAATTATAACTAAATCTTTTGGCACATAAGAATAAAGTATATTCAAATAATAATTTATAGCACTAATTACATCCATTAGGTGATCCCTCTAGTAATTTGCACTTGTATTTCTTGTCTGCTTCAAGTCTCATCTCAGCAGCAATACCTTCTAATATTGACGGAAGATATTTCTGCAATACAACCATAGACTCAATCGCAAAATTATGAGCAAGTCTATTTAACTCACTCTCTAATAATGCACTATGATCCATGTTACCATTGATTGTCTCAACTATAACATGACCCACTACTGCATTTGTATATTCATCAGCATTTGCTTTTGTAAAAGCATTTGCAAGAGCATATACCCAAAAATAAAATATAAAAAATATTACAACAAGTTTTTTCATTAGTAATATTTACTCAAAGTTTTTTGTTCATAATCATGTTTAGCATAATATAATGCGTCTTCTATATTATACTCATCAACGATCATTTCATAATTGTCAACTTTTTTAATTTTGTCAACAGCACTATCTAAATCAATTTTAGATTTAGCATAATCATCTGAAATAGAATCAACTTCTTTTTCAGCATTATCATAAATGTAGTCTTTATATTTACTCATATTTTCCTTTCATAATGTAAGTTTTTATTGTTTTCATACTCATAATATAACAGAAATAGGTATAGTAAACAAGCAAATAATGGATTATTAGTCCGTTTTTTATATTGAATTATATAGGGAAATTAGGGTGCGACATTTTGTCAAACAGATGTTCTGCTTTTGTTCTACACCCTAAAGTTGTATTTGTATCGAATCAGATACAATTATTTATTTTGTACGAAATCGTCAGTCCAACCAAACGCTTTTTTAACTAGGTCTGCCGTTAAACCACTATAAACATTAGATAAATTCTTATTCTTAACATTCAATAATAGTTTTGCTTCTTCGGCCTGTAAACCCTCTAGCATTTGAATAAACAAAATTTCTCGTTTTGCTTTATTGAGAACATTAGCACCTTTTATGAAATAGTGTAGTCTTCTTGCTTCACTATGTAAGGTAGTGTGTTCAGTACCAGCAGGTGCTTCATTTTCTTTGTAAGGTGGTGTACCCTCAGGTAACTCCCATACGATTTTAGGATCAAACGCACCTTTAAGTATTTGTCTCATTGGTGTGCTGTCATTTTTTCTTAAAATGTCTAGTTTAGCATTTTCTGTTTCTGCTTTATCTAGTTCTCTGAAAATTTCAAAAAATAAAGGTGCTGATGAACCTGTCATCGCCATGTTGTTCAATGCACTTGTCGTTGTTGTAGGCATAATTTAATTCTCCTTATTCTTATTTATATAAGAATTAGATGTGGGGATTTCTCCCCACACCTGAAATGTGTAATCTAAATTACGCATTTTTGTAAGCATACGGAGTACCGTATAACTTTTTGATACCAGCAGCGATTATCGCTTTTGTAGGAACACCCATTCTGTATGATGTACCTTTAGCAGATTTGTTAACATAGATCATGTTACCTTCTGCTCTTAAAGTATCAACTAACGCTCTAGGCGATGTTAAGTCGAATCTGCTTCTTAATGCTTTCCAAGAAACTGATTGTCCTTTTGATAAAAGGTTTAAAACTTTTTGTCTTTTAGACATAGTTTTTCTGCCTCTTTTTGATACTCTTTTTGATTTTGATATAACTCTCACAGAGTCACCGAATAATGATTTAAACATTATTACTCCTTATATATTGTGCCTCAATTAGTAAATTGTGTAGTGGCACGTTTACTACACAAAGTATTACCAAGTGCCTTAGGTAATTTTGTTATCACCATCATCTTTTTTTTGATGTTTCTTAATTAACTCTTCTAACTTTTTAAGAGTCTCTGGTGGTAAATCTTTTTTCTTTATCTTACTTCTAAATAAAATATCAGAATAATCCATTTGTACATAACTTAATTTCTTTTCTTCACCCTCTTTTAGTATCTTGCCATCAGCAGACACGCTCTGAGCAACACGGTCAACAATACTTTGTAAATTATGTTTCATACTAAAGTCTCTGTATAGACATGACTTAACACTCTCCATTATGAAAGCAAAGTCTTTTTGAAATTGAGCATCATCTGTTTGAATAGAGTTCTGCCCAAATAATATAAACAATTCATCTTGTACTTTTTCCATCAATGTGGTTACAAATATCTTCGCCTGTAAATCTTTTAATTCTTTTTGATGTTTAGGTGAAATCTGTTTTTTAGGTTCTTGTTTTATTTTAGGAAAGATAATTATATTATCTTTATCGTCCTTCTTATCTGTCATCATTATATCTTTTCACCTTTAAAATTAACTAGACCTTTGTCAGCAAGATACTCTACTAACTGATTATATCCGCCTACTAATTTATCATCTACTTTAATTTGTGGCATACTTCTTACAGGTTTGCCTATGTCATCAAACATCTCGTTGACATCTTTGAAATCTTCCATCTTCTTTTCTGTGTATTCAAGGCCAACACTCTTTAACAAGTTCTTGGCCTTGGTACAAAAAGTACAATTGTTTTTTGAATAAACAATTACTTTACTCATTTACTTTGTCCTCTTTAGCAATCAATTCTACTTCGTCATATTTCTTCTCAGCAAGTTTCTTTAACTCGTAAGCGTCAACAACCGTTTCGATTGCATAATCATACATCTTGTTAGCGTCACCTAGTGGCAATCTTAAACCAACCCAAGCACGATAGTAACCACTCTTTGTCATAGTTACCTCTGTTTTGAATACTTCGTATCCTCTAACAGGTGTATTTTTAATTATGTTAACAAGAGTCGTTTCTACATCTGATACAACCGTTTTAGTATTAGTTTTACCTAATTCTGTTGTAAAGATTTTCGCCTTCTTGTTCATCTCACCTTTAATCATATCGGCCATTTCTGCCTTAGCGATTAAAGTTGCCTTTTCTATTGCAAGTTCAAGGTCTGGTGATACTGAAGTACCTACACCGAATATACACTCTTTATCTTTATTCTTACCGAATTTAGTAGTGCCACATTCTTTTTTCTTGTTGTAGTCATTCATGTACCAGGCAGGAACTTTTTCAACAGCCTTACCTTTTTCTTGTTTGATAGTGTATGTTTTATTTGCTGTACAATTTGCAACAAGCAAACTTAATACGCCTACAAACAATATTTTCACATACTTATTCATCATTTATTACCTTCTCCTTCATATTATACACTAACTCTCTTGTCTTGTCAACAAGCTGATACTTATCAACCGTTGTATTGAATTGTTCCCAGTTGAGAGCCAGTAAGACCCAAAGAACAATTATAGTAAATGACAATTTTATCATCTTTTCATAACCTCCCATTTACCAGTTGGATTCAAACAAACCGTACCAGGTCTTTTAAACCACGATTGTGGTCTTGCATATTTTCTACAATATAACGGTGCATTTGAATCTCTATAATAAAACTCAGCAAATAATTCCCAATAACCAGGTTTTCTTGCCTTTTCTAATTCTATTTCTTTCTTTAACTCTTCAATCTTTTGACTCTTTGTGATACCATATTTTGTATCAGCACAATGTAGTTCTTCTTTTTTTACAATCTCATCACCTTGTTGTTTAATATTGATAGTCACAAAGCACCATTGTCCGTCAGGTGTTAGAAATCTATCCTTCTCTTTACTATACAAAGTGTTATCACTACTTAAACTAATTTTTTCTGCTGTGTAAGTTTCTAAACCTGTATCTACTTTTATAATTTTTGCCTTCTTCAATTCTTTTTCATTTAGGTCGTCTCTTAAACCATCAACATCAGCAAAAGCAATCTTTGATAATGTAATTAATATTAATGTATAAAACATCAATTGTAATATTGCCATATAAGGAAATCTCATTAGTTTAATTTCTCCTTATCTGCATCTTCACTAGACAATAATAAAATAACATAATGTATTGCCTTTAGTAAATCTTTTCTATTTTTGCCATCTTTTTTCCCGTATCTGCACAAATACTTAATTGCATTTGCCTGACAGAAATCTTTATCAATACCTAATTGTCTGAGCATATCTTGTACTTGAAACCCATCCTTTGTAGTACTATAATGTTCACCATAGGTTGACTTAATATAGTTTTTTATTTCTTCTAATATTTTATCTTCTTTATATTTCATTATTTTTGTATCTCAATTCTACCATCAGGTAACATACACGCAACACCAAAATCAGTTCTTCTTACAGGACCACTACTTGCCCATTGCATTGGCCACGATGGTGCAATATCAATAGTAGATTCATAATCTCTACATTTGAAAGGACCTTTATACCAAGTTCTTGTTGTTTTGATAATACCTGAATTTTTAGTTTTAGGATTATACCAGTTTGTAATATTAGGTTTGTTAGGAGCACCGATTAAGTGATCTACAAAATATTTCTTATGATTATTAAAATCGTCA